CCCAAGCATTGGCGAACTGTATAAACGCGGCAAAAGCAAGGTCGTGGCGAAGGTTGCGCAGGGCCTTATTCAGAAAGCGCTGAGCGGCGACACGACGAGCGCCATCTTCTTCCTGAAGACTCAGGCGCGTTGGCGCGAGACGGAACGGCACGAGATCACCGGCGCGGACGGAGCGCCCATCGAACTCGCACGCATCGAGCGGGTTATCGTCGACAGGGTGAAGCGTGGCGACGGCGAGTAAGGCGACCAGCCGCAGGGATGCCCGTTCCTCGCGCCAGGATGCCTCCAAAACGCTACGCATCGAGACGCCGAGGTGGTTCATGCCTCTGCTCGCTCCGGCGCGCTACAAGGGCGCGTGGGGCGGGCGAGGCTCGGGCAAGTCGCACGCCTTCGCCGAGGCGCTCGTCGAGGCGCACGTACTCGACCCGAACCGCTCGACGGTGTGCGTGCGCGAGGTGCAGAAGAGCTTGTCGCAGTCGGTGAAGCGCCTCATCGAGGCGAAGATCGAGGCGCTCGGTGTCGGCGCGTACTTCGAGGTTCAGGAGGCGGTGATCAAGAGCCGCAAGGGCGACGGGCGCATCATCTTCCAGGGAATGCAGAACCACACGGCGGACAGCATCAAGTCGCTCGAAGGCTACGACTGCGCATGGTGCGAAGAGGCTCAGAGCCTCTCGCAGCGCTCGCTCGACCTACTGCGCCCGACGATTCGCAAACCGGGCTCGGAGCTTTGGTTCACCTGGAACCCGAGCCAGTCGACCGACCCCGTCGACGCGCTCCTTCGCGGCGATCGCTTGCCGCCCGATGCCGTCGTCGTCGGCGTGAACTACGAATCGAACCCCTGGTTCCCAGAGGTCTTGCGCGCCGAGCTGGAGTACGACCGCAAGCGAGACCCCGACAAGTTCAGGCACGTCTGGGCAGGCGAGTACCTGCGCAACTCGGAGCGGCGCGTCTTCAAGAACTGGCGCGTCGAGGAGTTCGAGGCCCCGCGCGATGCGGTCATCCGCTTCGGCGCAGACTGGGGCTTCGCGGTCGACCCGACGGTGCTCGTGCGCTGCTACATCGAAGGCCGCACGCTCTACGTCGACTTCGAGGCGTACGGCGTCGGCGTCGAGATTGTCGACACGCCCGCGCTCTTCCTCACGGTGCCCGGCTCGGAGACGTGGCCCATCGTCGCTGACTCGGCGCGTCCCGAGACCATCGCGCACATGCGGCGGCACGGCTTCCCGAAGATCATGGCGGCGGTCAAAGGTCCGCGCTCGCTCGAAGAAGGCGTTGAGTGGCTGAAGTCGCACGACATCGTTGTTCACCCGCGCTGCGTGCACCTCATCGACGAGCTCACGCTCTACGCCTACAAGGCCGACCCGCTGACGGGCGCGGTCCTTCCGGTGCTCGACGACCGCGACAACCACGTGATCGACGCCCTGCGCTACGCCTGCGAAGGCGCGCGTCGAGTGCAGGCCGCGAAGCCTGTGCAACTCCAGCCACCGCAACCCGTGGCGCACGCCTGGCGTCGGTGATAGGTGCGGACCATGGCCGAGACGAAGGAAGCGAAGCTCGCACGCATTCACGACGAGGCGCTTCGTCGCTTCAACACGATCCAATTTGCGCTTCAGGATGAGAGGCGTCAGTGCCTCGATGACCGGCGCTTCTACAGCATCGCGGGCGCGCAGTGGGAAGGCCCGCTGCAACGCCAGTTCGAGAACAGGCCGCGCCTCGAAGTGAACAAGGTTGCGCTGAGCGTAATGCGCATCATCAACGAGTACCGCGCGAACCGCATCACGGTCGATTACGTCCCGAAGGACGGCCGCGAGGCCGACAAGCTCGCCGACCTCTGCGACGGGCTCTATCGCGCCGACGAGCAAGACAGCGTTGCCGACGAGGCCTATGACAACGCATTCGAGGAAGCCGTCGGCGGCGGTATGGGCGCGTGGCGTCTTCGCTCCGTGCTCGAAGACGAGCTCGACCCCGAGAACGAGAAGCAGCGCATCCGCATCGAGCCTATCTTCGACGCTGACACGTCGGTCTACTTCGACCTCGACGCGAAGCGGCAGGACAAGTCGGATGCGCGCTACTGCTTCGTCATCTCGTCGATGACGCCCGAGGAGTACGAGGCGCAGTTCGAGGACAACCCGTCGAGCTGGCCGAAGCAAATCTACGAGACGTACTTCGACTGGTGCTCTCCTGACGTTGTGTACATCGCCGAGTACTACCGCGTCGAAGAGCGCACGGAGACGCTGCGCGTCTTCCGCCTGCTCGACGGCTCCGAGCAGACGTACACGCGCGCCGACTTCGACGAAGACGAGACGCTCGAACAGATGCTCGCGTCGACCGGCGCGACCGAGCTGCCGTCGAAGCGTCGCAAGACGCGCCGCGTGCACAAGTACCTGCTCTCCGGCGGTCGCGTGCTCGAAGACTTCGGTCTCATCGCAGGGCCGAACATCCCGATCATTGTCACGTACGGCAAGCGCTGGTTCGTGGATAACGTCGAGCGTTGCATGGGCCACGTTCGCCTCGCGAAAGACGCGCAGCGCATCGCGAACATGCAGCGTTCAAAGCTCGCCGAGATCAGCGCGCTCTCGTCGGTCGAGAAGCCGCTCTTCGACCCTGAGCAGGTCGCGGGCCATCAATGGATGTGGGAGCAAGACAACCTGCGCAACTTCCCGTATCTGCTGCTGAACCGCATCACGAACCCCGACGGTTCGGAAGCGCCCTCGGGGCCGCTCGGCTACACGAAGCCGCCTCAGGTTCCGCCCGCGCTCGCGGCGCTGATTCAGATCGCCGAGCAGGACATGCGCGACGTGCTCGGCAACGCCGAGGCAGGCGAGCAAGTGCGCGCGAACGTGGCCGCGGAGACGGTCACCGCCGTGCAGCAACGCCTCGACATGCAAACCTTCATCTACGTCTCGAACTTTGCGAAGGCGATGAAGCGCTGCGGCGAAGTGTGGCTCGGCATGGCCCGCGAGGTCTACGTCGAAGAGGGCCGCACGATGAAGACCGTCGACGCCGAAGGCGGCGCGTCTGCCGTCGAGCTGCTGAAGCCGACCATCGGCAACACGGGCGCAGTCGAGATGGAGAACGACCTCTCGCGCGCACGCTTCGACGTGGCCGTTGAAGTCGGCCCATCGTCGCAGAGCAAACGCACCGCAACAGTGCGCGCGCTCACGCCGCTCATTGCGGTTGCCTCCGACCCGCAGACGAAGGCCGTCCTCGAATCCATCGCGATGATGAACATCGAGGGCGAGGGCATCTCCGACGTGCGATCGTTCTTCCGCAAGAAGCTCGTGCAGATGGGCGCGGTGAAGCCGACCGAGGAAGAGGCGCAGGAGATGGCCGCAGCCGCGCAGAACGCGCAGCCCGACCCGCAAGCGCTCTACCTGCAAGCCGCCGCGCAAGAGGCGCAAGCGAAGGCGATGAAGGCGCAGGCCGACACGCAGCTCGCGATCGCGAACTCCGAGAAGACGAAAGCGGAAACTGTCAAGACCCTTGCATCGGTCAACATTTCCGCACAGGATCAGGCTATCAAGACCGCCGAAGCGATAGCGCGAGCCACTTCCGCGCAACCGCCAACGCAGTCGTAAGGCACCCGGCGAGCCTATCGCCGAGCAGAGGGCACGATGGAAGACACCGAAGGAACGACCGAAGAGACGATCGCAATCGAGACGCCAGAGGGCGAGACGCCCGAGGCACCGCAGGCCGACGAGACTACGCCGGAGGCCGCAGCGGCAGACGAAGACGCGATCGACGATGAGGTCGAGGTCAGCATCGGCGACAAGCCAGTGCAGGCCGAGGAGCCGAAGCAATCGGCGCCCGCATGGGTGCGCGAGCTTCGGCGACGAGAGCGAGAGCTTCAGCGCGAAGTGCGCGAGCTTCGAGCCAAGGTACAGACGCCGCAGCAGGCCGAGAACCAACCGCCTGCGGTCGGCGCGAAACCCAAGCTCGAAGACCACGACTACGACGCAGAGAAGTTCGAGGTTGCCCTCGCGAGTTGGTTCGAGCGGAAGCGGCAGGCTGACGAGCACGCCGCAAAGCAGAAGCAATCCGAGGAGCAGCAGAAACAGGCATGGCAAGCGCGCCTCGACGCCTACGGGAAAGCGAAAGCCTCCCTTCG